GATATTGCCCGGCGCCCTACCAACCGAAGGCAAAGCCCCACGACTCTTCATGTACCACGACGCATCCCAGCCAGTAGGCGTTGTCACGGAGCGCGTAGACACTCCAGAAGGCATGCTCTTCACCGCACGCATCAGCGCCACCAGCCTCGGCAACGACGCGCTCGTTATGGCCAGCGACGGCACGATTGACCAAGTCTCAGTCGGAATCAACCCCACCAAGTTCAGTTACGACGAAGACGGAACAATGATCATCGCAGAAGCTTCTTGGCAAGAATTGTCGCTCGTACCCATCGGCGCATTTGGAGACGCAGCACAGATCACCAAAGTCGCGGCCAGTATCCACCAGCCCGAAGAAGAAATCAGTAATAATGAAGAACAAGAACCTCAACAGGAGAACCCAATGTCCGAATCAGTAGCAGCACCAGTCATCGAAGCCACCATCCCAACCGCTTCTCTTCCAGCAGTACCGAAGCGCAAGTTTGATCTTCCAACCCCCGGCGAATACATGGCAGCAATGCACATCGGCGGAGACACATTCCGCAATGTTGCAGCCGCAACCAACGACTACATGAAGTCAAAGCAAACCGCACTTGAAGCCGCAGCAGGCGACATCGTCACCACCGACACCCCCGGCTTGTTGCCAGTACCAGTCCTCGGCCCAGTCTTTCAAGACCTCAACTTCATCCGTCCAGTGGTTAACGCAATCGGCGCACGCGCAATGCCAAACGGCGGAGCATCAAAGACCTTCATTCGTCCAACGATCACCACGCACACAAGCGTCGCTGCACAATCAAGCGAACTCGCCGCAGCATCCGCGACAACAATGGTTATTGCTTCCAACTCGGTAAGCAAGACAACGCTTGCTGGTCAAGTCACACTCTCCATTCAGGACGTCGACTTCACAGACCCAGCCAGTTTGCAGATAATCCTCAATGACTTACTTGGCGAATATCTCATAGCGAGCGATAACGTCGCAGCAGACGCAATCGTTGCAGGAGCAACCGCATCTGGCGCAACATGGACAGTCACAGCAAACGATCCATCATCGTTAATCTCGGCTATCTACACCGCCGCCTACAACATGCTGCTTGACACAAACTTCCTGCCAGATCACATCTTTGTATCGCCGGGAGTATGGCAAGCATTGGGCGCACAGTTGGACGCAGATAAGCGACCAGTATTCCCATACGTTGGAGTATCTGGCTTGATGGGTGTAAACGCAATGGGCGCAGCAAACGTGACCGTGGCAAACACCTTCAACCCATTTGGCTTGAACCTTGTTGCAGACCGCAACTTTGCAGCCGGCACAATGGTTGTCGCACGCGCACAGGCGATCGAGTTCTACGAACAGATTCGCGGCTTGATGTCCGTAGAGTTGCCATCCACTTTGGGTCGTAACTTCTCGTACGCAGGGTACGTATCTACCTTCATCGCAGACGCAACACAAGTCCAAAAAATCGCGTTGGCCTAGTCAGAAGCGGAGCATCCGCTCATGGCTACTTACAGCGTCACTAACAAGTACCTCATAGACGACTTCGCCGTCCTTCAACTTCTCACCCCGACGGAGTTGGAGGTCGGCCAGTCAATCACGGTTGCAGGAGTAGACGCCACATTTAACGGCACATACACAGTCCGCGCTCTTCCGCAATATCTGTTTGAGGGCGTAGACACCGAAGGCGATCTTCTCTACGACGCCAACATCCCAATCGCTAACCAAGTTCTCTACGCAAAGACGGCCGCCGATGTCGAGCGAACCGCAGCGTCTGGAACTTTGACATCGACTCCGACTTGCACGTGGATCACGGCCACGGACATTGAGGACTGGTTAGGAATCGGAACCGCCACCTCAGCCGATGCCGCATTCCTCACCATTTGCGCGGCCAGCACCAATCAATTCTGTTGGCGCCGACGCATGGAAGCCGGCTATGTCGATTCTTTAACGACTGTCCCATCGCAGGATGTCAAACTTGGAACGATCATGTATGGCGGCGCGTTGTACCGTCAGCGCGGATCCATGGATTCATTTGCATCTTTCCAATCAATGGGAACCGCTCCCGTCATGGGACTTAACGGAATGATCCGCCAATTGTTAGGCATTGACCGACCGCAGGTGGCCTAGTGCCAGTCCCTACTTACACCGACTTATTCAATGAGGGCTACGACGACCTAGTCGCCAAACTCCAAACCGTCGTCGGGCTTCAAGTTGTAAACGATCCGCGCAACATTGTCCCTCCATGCGTGTTCGTCAACATTGACTCAATCGACGGCTTTAACTACAACATCGCCAAACTCACCTTCACACTCCAGATCGTGACACTCGGCCCCGGCAACCTAGACGCCCAAAAGTCCCTACTCAACATGCTCGCCAAGGTATATGCACTCAACATCGGCATCATCTCAGGCCGCCCCACAAACGTCGACATTGGCGGATCCATACTGCCGGCATACGAACTCACCGTCGCAACTCAAGTCCAAACGGCGTAATCCACACCTAGCGCCCGAAACTATGTCAAACTAAAACCACAACTCAAGGAGCCAACATGCCAACCTCAACAATCCTCTCAAATCCAAAAGTGACTATCGGCGGAATTGACTTGACCGATCAGACGACCGCAGCAACTTTGACTCGCACCGTTGAAGCACTTGAAAGCACCGCCTTCGGATCGACTTCGCGCGTCTACACGGGCGGCCTAGAAAACAACGAACTCACCGTCACGATGTATCTTTCGTACGCCGCATCGGAAACCTACGCAACGCTTGCCCCATTGGTTGGAACACAACTCAATGTCATCGTGAAGCCAACCGACGCAGTTGACTCGGCAACAAACCCAGCCTTCATCTTGACCGGAACCTACTTGGAATCTTTGCCCGTGATCAACGCATCGCTTGGCGAATTGCAAACCGTAGACCTCACCTTTACTGGTGGCGTCTACAGCGCAGACACAACTAACCCATAATCACGGCCGTCCTCGGCCCGACACTAGGAGAACCATGAAGATCAAACTCAATCTCACGCGCGGAGAAGTAACCGAACAACTATCTACAAACCTCTTCGTGATCGCCGAATGGGAACGCTTAGAAAATCGCCGAGTGTCAGACGGACGCGGCATAGGTGCATCAGATCTCGCGTGTTGGGTACACACGTTGCTCACCATCAAAGGCGAGAAACTTCCAGCAACTTGGCGCGAATGGCTTAAACAAAACCCAGACGTCGAGATTGCAGCGGAGGACGCAACAGATCCAAACCCTACGGACGCGGCTACCGCCGGCAACTAGCCGAACTGGTAGTCGCGACGGGATGGGCTCCGACGTTCTATGCGGAGTCGTTTGACTCACGCGACCTTCAAACAATCATTAGAGTCCTTAATGACCAAAACAAAAAAGGACAAAAATGAGAGACTCAGCCGGCGGCATTGAAGCACGAATAGAAGTATTCGGCTTAGGTCAAGCGCTTAAGGATCTCAACAAGATCGACAAAGCCCTTCGTCGAGACATCACCAAGGACTACAAGCGCGTAACGTCTGGGCTTGTCTCAGACATCCAGTCAGCCATCCCACTCAACTATCCTCTCTCAGGTTGGCAGCGCCAATGGAATCTACGCGGCCAATACGAAGTCTTTCCATGGCCGACCGACCATTCCGTCAAGGCATACATCAACACCAAAGCGCCCAAAGAAGTATTCGGTGGCAAAGTAAACCTCTCGACCTTTGCCGTTAAATGGCTCGGCGCCGCCGCCGCGTTCTTCGACTTCTCCAAAAGTAATCAAATGGGCGCCGCACTAACAGCCAAATATGGCGACCCGTCGCGAGTAGTGTGGAAACAGTACGAAGCAAATAAGAGCGATCTTGAAGTAGAAATGGCGCGAATCGTTGACCGCGTCGGAGAAGCTTTGAGCCGCGATCTAAGCGCAAGGTAACTCATGGCCGTCATTCTTCCAATCATCTCCGAATACGATCCCAAAGGCGCTAAGAAGGCGATCGCCCAATTTAAGCAACTAGAAGGCTTTGGAGCGAAAGCAAACTTTGCTATTAAGAAGGCCGCGATCCCAGCGGCCGCAGCGATGGCCGGCTTAGGCGTAGCCCTTGCAGGCGCAACCAAAGCGGCAATGGAAGACGCAGCCGAGCAAGCCAACCTTGCGCTTGTCATGGGCAACGTTACAGGCGCATCTAAAGAACAAGTTGCCGCACAAGAAGACGTCATCGCCGCCATGTCGAGAGCATCCGGCACAGCAGACAGCGAACTTCGTCCAGCCTTCCAAGCCTTACTTGTCGGAACCAAAGACATTACCGAAGCAAACAAAACGCTTGCGCTGGCTCAAGACATTGCACAAGGCTCAGGGCGTGACCTAGCCACCGTCTCCGATGCACTTGCTAAAGCGTACGGCGGCAACTTTAAGGCGCTCGGACAACTCTCCCCAGAGATCAAAGCAATGATCAAAGACGGAGCAACGCTTGACGACGTCATGAATGTCCTTGGCGGAACCTTTGGAGGAGCCACGGCCGCCGCCGCAGAAACCGCCGCAGGCCGCATGAAGATCCTTGGCAACTCAATTGACGAAACCAAAGAGTCAATCGGCGCCGCACTACTCCCAGCCGTAGAAGCCGTGCTTCCAATCGTTCAAAAGTTTGCGGACTGGGCGCAGGACAACCCGGGCGCCTTCTTAGCCATTGCCGGCACGATCGGCGCTATCGCCACGGCAATCATGGCCGTCAACTTTGCGATGGCGTTAAACCCGTTCTCACTTATCGCAGCGGGCATAGCCGTTCTAGTTGTCGGAATAGCGATCGCTTACAAGAAGTTTGAAGGTTTTCGCAACATTGTTAATAGCGTCATCAACTTTATTATTGGCGGCTTCGAGACTTTGGCTAACGCATGGATCAGAGCAATTAACGCGCTCATCAGGGCATACAACGCCATCCCATTCGTTGACAACGTTGGCACCATTGAACACATCTCTCTCGGACGTATTGGAGAAGTACAAGCCTCAGTAGGATCAGGCTTTGGTCGAGAAGGCGGCATCCCAGCAATGGCCGCAGGCGGAATCGTGACAGGGCCAACCTTGGCTCTCATTGGCGAGCGCGGCCCAGAAGCCGTCATCCCGTTAGATCGCATGCGCAACCAAAGCGGACAGAACATCACCGTCAACGTCACAGGCGGCATCTCTACATCGGCAGACATTGGCCGCGCAGTCGTCAACGCCATTAAAGCCATGAACCGTGTAGACGGCCCAGCACAAATACAAGTCGCGTAATGGCTACGTCAATCGTTGAATCAGGATCCTACGATCTCCTCATTGACACAGGCTTCTTAGTCAACGCATTTGTGCTAGACGACACCGACAAAGGCGTCCTCAATAACACCGAATACGTCTTAAACGGAACGACGCAGTATGCATCCGTGATCGAGGGCTCCACAAACATCACCGTCACACGCGGACGCCGCGACATCGGCGACCAATTTACAGCCGGCTCAATGAACTTCAATCTCCTAGACGGCTACGCAGGCGGAGTCTTTAACCCGTTTAACCAAGACAGCCCATTCTTTGACACCGCAAACGGTCAACCCGGACTAGCCCCAATGCGGAACGTCATCCTTACGCGCGAAGGCGAAGAACTCTTCAACGGTTACATCATCGACTACACCTACGACTTCAACCTTGGCGGCCTAGATGAAGTCAACGTCGCATGCGCCGACCGCTTCTATGTCCTCTCCCAGACCTACATGGACACATTCAACGTCTCCGAAGAACTCGCAAACGTGCGCGTAGAAGCCGTCCTAGACTTACCAGAAGTCAACGCATTCCAGTTGCCGGGTGAACGCAACATAGAAGCTTCTACGCTCACCCTCGGCGGCACAGGCGTCTACACAGTCCCCAACGGAACATCCGTGGCCGCGTATATGGCCAAGATCAACGAAGCAGTCCAAGGCAGAATCTTCGTCGCGCGAGACGGAACCTTCACATTCCAAGACCGCATCGGAACAACACTCTCCGCATCGGTAGCAGACTTCCACGACGACGGAACCCAAATACCCTTCGATCAAGTCGGGATCTCATTTGAGGCAAACCAAGTCGTCAACCGCGCATCGGTCAGCCTGCCTAGCGGCAGCCCAGAAGTCGCCGAAGACCTAGCCTCCCAAGCCACCTACTTCATTCAGACCACATCAATCTCCGACTGCCTATTAAACAACAGCACGGCCGCCCAAGACCTCGCCACCTACCTACTTGTAGCCGAACCCACACCGCGCTACACATCGGTATCCACGCCGTTCTCCACGCTTACAGACGCCCAGCGCGACATCGTGGCCGTCATCGAGATCGGCAACACGATCACGGTAGAGAAGTCCTTCGCGACCGGCTTAACCACCACTCAACTAGCCCAAGAGTTAGCCGTAGAAGGTATTCAACATCAGATCGACGTATCGTCTGGGCATCGAATCACGCTCTTCACAAGCCCCACCACGCTCGTTTT